GGGGTGTTCCGCGCTGTGCTTCTGGTGTCGCGCCCTCTCGGGTTGTTGCGACGGTTATGCTGCTGCCTTGCGCGCCGCGACTGCGGCCTGCGCCTCGAAATGCGCCATCACCTTGGCCTTCACCTCAGCATGGCGCGCATGCGCCGCGTTGAAGTAGGCCGGATCCTTCATCAGGGCTTCCAGCGATTCGCCGGCCATGATCTGGCCCTCGACCGCCGTGTCCTCCTGCAGCTCGCGCCCGACCTTGGCCAGCACGCGCAACATGACCGGGCTGTTGCCGATCTGGTCGATCAGCGCCTTGTCGGCTTCGTCGGCGAAGGCAGCGAACGCCTTGTGCGCCAGACCGAGGTTCGCCCGGAATGCCGGGGTGTCAGGCTGCCCCCAGGACTTCGCCAGTTCCTCTGCGGCCTTCTGCGAGCCCATCGTGGTGCCGCGCTCGACGATGCCGTTCAGGCTCTGCACGTACATCTCCATCACGCCCTGGAACTGCTTCTGCGTGAGGCCCAATGCGTGCAGGCCCTTCTTCGCGTCCGCCGACATCGCGGCGTCCAGCTCCAGCTTTTCCAGCCCCTTCGGGGACTTGAATTCGTACTTGTCGGCGGACTCCGGGGGCAGCCCGGTATCCTTCATCCGGCGCTCGAGTTCTGAGTACGCCTTGGCGACGTTCTTGGCCGAGTCCTCGACCTTCAGCGCGCCGTCTTCGCCCTTGACCCGAAAGCGCTCCGGAAGCCATGCCAGCGGATCCTCGGGCGGCTTGACCGCGCCAGGCTTTCCGGCTGCCGCTGCCGCGGCTTGAGCGGCCGCATCGGCGCCCTGTGCCAGCAACGAGGGATCAGGATTTGCGGCACCCGCCGCGCCCGCATCTGCAGCACCCGCAGCAGCCCCGGCATCGCCACCCTCCGCAGCCGCCTCGCGGTAGAACCTGCCCAGCAGCCGTTCGATTCTTCGGTTCACTTATCGCCCTCGCTCGTTTCGACCGTCTCGGGTAGCTGCCCGATCCGGCCCAGGATGAAGCGGATCACGCCCTGTTCAGCCGCCCGGCGTTCGGTTTCTCGCGCCGCCTCGGGACCGCCGGACACCCAGACCTTCCGGTCGTGGAACCGCGCGCACAGGTCCTCCAGAATCAGCGCTCCGTCCGGGTTGCCCACGAACACCCGCTCGTAGGTCTCTGCCGTCGCCCGCCTCACGCTCTCCGTCATGGGAAGGGGTTATACGTGCAGCCTCACCGCCTGCGAGACGCAGTTGCGTTCTACGCCGCACGCCGTGTCGCCCCGGCCATTCCGGAGAGCGCCATGCCCATCGCGTTACCGTCCACCTTCCCGCCTGCGGAAGCCGCCGCAGCCTGTCCCGCGACCTGTGCTTGCGCCTGCGCCGCCCGCTGTTCCTCGCGCGCGTCGCGCATTTCCTGGACGTCTTCCTTCGTCTTCAGCAGCTTGAGCGGCACGCCCAGGTTCTCGGCCCGCAGCCGCTGAGCCGCTTCGATGTCGTAGATGTCCAGCAAGTCCTCGCGCCCGGTCGCCGCCGCCGTGTTCGCGAGGGAATACTCGAAGCGATCCATGGCCGCGACGTCGACTGCCTTCTGGCTGCGGGCAAGGGGCGAGATGTAGCGGATGGCGAAATCCCGGTCGGCGATGCTCTCCGGCGGCGTCCTGAACACACCGGCCCGGAAGGCCAGACCGAAACAGCGCTCGACCAGCGGCTGCAGGAACTCGGCCTGCAATCGACCGTACACCGGCCCGAGAAGCTGGCGGATCATCTCCACACGCACGCTGACCTCGGTCGCGGTCATGGCCGGGCCGTCCTGCGGCGTGAGCTGGTCGGCCATCAGCACCTTGCGGATCGCGCGTTGCAGCCGGTCGATCTCCATCATCGCCACATCGAACTTGGAGCCCGGCGTCAGGGCCTTCATGGAGTCGACCGAGTTGGCAGCGACCACCTTGCGAGGTCCGATCCGGATCGTCCTGGGGTTCAGCACCCCGTCATCCTCGGCGATCCACATGCCGGCGATGGCCAGATCGGCGTTGGACATCACGAACTCGATCAGCTTGTTCAGGGTGCGAACGTCCGGCAGGGCTTCGAACATGGGCCCCACGGCCTGGTGCGATCCGGGAATCACGCTCCACCGCGGGACCACGCACGGCATCTCGTGGAAGCCCGATTCCTCGACCACCTTCTTGGAGGCGACCTCGACATGGCAGGACGAGATCGGCAGGTTCTTGGCCAGCTTGGAGCCGGGCACGTACATGCGCCGCGGCTCGATGGCGTGCACGAACTCGAACACCTGATCGGGATTGTCGTAGTAGGCCTTGGCGATGGCCTCCGAGACCTTCTCGATGCCCCACTTGTTCACCGCCTGCTGTGCGGTCAGGCCGTGCTTTCGGTACACGGTGTCGATCCGCCCGCCCGGCTTGGAAGCCGCGGTCTGGCACTGCGCCAGCGGCCAGAGCTGGAAGTCGAAGCCCCCGCGATCCCTGTCCTCGTCCACGAACAGCACGAACTGGCCGGCGATCGACATGTCGAGCATGCCCTCGAAGGCCACCGAATCAAAGTTCGCGTTGTGGATGTTCATCCACAGGGTTTCAGCCGCCGTGTCGAGCCAAGCCTTGCCCTGATCGTCGGCGTCCTCCACGTGCAGGCCGAACCAGCGCGAGTTCGAAGGAACCGAACCCGACACCATGCCCGAGGCGAGAACCCGGCAGCCGTCCGAGGCGGTGGAGTCCAGCAGCAGGGCTTTCTTCGCCGCCCCGTAGCCGATGTTGATCTCCGGCGCGTTCGGGTTCGGCGTGCTGGAGAACTCCGCACCCCGAAGGGGATAGCTGTGGTCGTAGCAGTCGCGGATGATGTGTTCGATCTTCTGCCGCGAGGCGGTCATCTGCTGCAAGCGGCGAATGACCTGGCCGCCCTTGCCCTCGGTGAGGCTCGACGCTGCCGCCTCCTTGGCGACCGACATCAGGCCCCCAGCGTGGGCTTACCGGCCGATGCGGTCGGCGCACCGGTCAGCGGCTGCGTGGTGTCGCCACCGGCCCCCGAGGCCAGCAGGGAGAGCGCGCTGCGCCGGCGCTTCGTGGCCAGCTTCTCGGTCGTCGCTTTCTGCGAGGCCGCCGTGGTGTCGGCCACCGCATCAGCTTTCGGCGTCTCGCGCACCACCGGAGCCGGCGGGGGAGGCGGAGCAGACGACTCACCGCCCCCGAAAATGGCCTGCACGATCTTGCACATCGCTTACTCCACCGGCCGGCTGGAGTTCGGGATGTACCAGCCCTGCTCGGTCAGCACCTTGCGGCCCAGCTTGCCCTCGGCGTCCAGCGCCTGCGCCTTGGCGTAGGTCATCTTGTCGGCGCCCTCCATCGCGCGCTCGACCGCCGGGTGCATCGGCTGGGCTTCGGCGGCGGGCGCAGCGGCTTTCGCGCGCGGCGTCTTCGCGGCCCGCTCGTCTTGGGGTTCGGGCGCTTCGCCCGGGACCTGCGCTTTCTTGCCTCTGGCCATGGTGCCCTCCTGTCAGGATGGCGACCTTGTAGCCCTTTCCCGGAACTCCCGGAGACGCAGTTGCGTTTGATCCAGGCCGCAGGCCCGGGTGTGCAGTTCGATGATCGCGGCGCCGCACCAGTACAGCGGCTCCGATCCTCGGTCCAGGTAAGCTCGCAGCGTGCTGATGGGGATGTTCACCAGCTCGGCCACCTGCGAGTCGTGCACCAGCCCCAGCGCGGTCTTGATGTCGATCACGATCACCGGCCAGTCCACGAAGCGCGGCAGGACGGCCACCTCGCCGATTCGGATGCGTGGGCGGGGGTGGATGGTCATGGCGGCATCCAATGCTAAGCACGCATCCGAAACTCGGTCGGCATGGCGTACAGCTCCGGGTACTCCAGGACCCATGTCGCCATTTCCAGCAGCCCGCGATCCCAGCCCACCGTCTGGCTCCAGCCCAACCCTTTCAGCTTGGAGGAGTCCAGCCAATACCTCGAGTCCTGCCCCTCCCTGTCAGGCGCCATCTCGCACAGATCGCTGAACTCGATTCCAAGCGTTTTGGCGCATCGCTCGACGACTTCCTTGATGCTCGTCGGCTCGTCCGGCCCGCAGTTGTAGACCTCCCCCAAAGGGGCCTTGTCCATCACCAACTGGATCGCCCTCACCAGGTCCGTGCCGTGAAGGTAGGACTTCTCCGCCCTTCCGCCTCCGTGCAGAGGAAGCTTCTGACCCGTCACCCCGTAGATCAACGCTTTGGGGATGATCCGATGCAACTGCTGACCGGGGACGTAGCAATTGCTCGGGCGGATGATGTTCATCGGGAAGTGCTGGACTTTGCTGATCGCCATCAGGTGCAGGTCGAACGCAGCCTTGCTCGCAGCATACGGCGAGGTCGGCACAATCCGGTCGTCTTCTTTCGAGGGCTTCTCCACAGACCCGTAAAGCTCCGAAGTCCCGATCTGGATGAACCGGGTCAGCCACGGCCTTTCGGCAAGCTGGGAGGTCAGGTCTACCAGAGCAGTTGCATTGGTATGGAAGAAATGCTTTTGATGCTTCCTCGGGCTGAAACTCGCCGCCCCTTCACCCTGAGCGGCGTAGTTCACAATCACCGAGGGCTTCTCAGCATCAAGCCAGTCCATGAGGAATTCGTTATCCGGGCCGATGGTGTACGCCCGGTAAGGAAACTCCGCTCCTACGGTGAACGCTGGGCCCTTCCTGGCACTTCTCCCGCTGCCGATGACCTCGTACCCCGCCTCGATGAGACACCGAGCAGTCCAGTTTCCAAAGCATCCACCCGCACCGAGAATTGCGATCTTCATGCGCGCCTCACCTTTCCGTTTTCCCACAACCAAACGAGATAGCGCGCCATCGCAGCGCCCCAGGCCAATGCGTAGCCGTCCTTTCCGAGCCGCTTGCGGGTGAACGCCTCATGGCATGCCGGGCACCCCGCAACCGCAAGAACATCGTGCGACTTATGCCCAACCCCCCGGCCGTGAGCGAGCATGTCCGAATGACACGGAACCGAGGGATGCTCGCCGCAGCCGGGAACGCCGAGCCGGAGCATGCAGGGCGCCCCGTGCGCAAGGTCAAGCAGCTTGCGGTCGCGGCCCGCCGACTTGGGGGGGTCGCGCAGAAGCTTGGCGACACCAGCCTGAGCGCCGAACACCTGAAGCGAGGCGATGGCATCGCGGATGCTCATGCGGCCACCTCGATCCGGGTCGGCAGGGTCAGGACGTAGACCTCGACCTCCAGCCTGGCGCCCTGCTCGTCCGGGTCGCCGCGCTCGGCCACGATGCGGAACACCTGAGCATCGTCCCCGAACACGATCCCCTTCAGCGCGTCCAGGGTGACCTTCAGGCAGTTGTCCAGATCCATGCAGACCTTGCCCTTCGGCACCAGCCGGACGCGCATCTCGACCGGCCCGGCGATGGGAGAGCGGCATCCGGCCTCCTTCGCCAGCCAGCCGACCTGCGCCTTGTAGGTCTTGGCCTCCTCCGACACGGTGACGATGGCGCGCTTGTGGCCTCTGGGGACGAAGCTGCGCCACATACGGTTTGCACTCGGCGGGTACGGCAATATGAGCTTCATTCCACAATATCCTTGTAAGTCTCGCGTGCCCCAAGCCGTTGCGCAGTCCCAAATCCGATGGCGAAATGGCGACGAAGTTGATGCAGCGTCCAGCCGTCCGCGCGCAGGCGGAGGAAGTCGGCAGCCTGCGCTGTCGTTAGGACACGCTGCTCGGATGGCTTCCCACGATCCCGAACCCATCGACGGGCATTCCCGGCTTGTAAGTGAGGAAGCACCTTCGCCACATGCTCGCGCGATTGTTTTTTGCCAACCTTCGCGGCGCGCATCTTGGCCTTGGTTTCGGGGCTAGCCTTCTTTCCGCGTTGCGCAGCCGCGAGAGCCGCGCGGGTGGCTTCGCTGCGTTTCCGGCCGAGGTGCGAACCGGCCACGGCCAACACGTTCATGCAGAGCCGATTTGTCCCGACGCCTGCAGCATCGAGCGCGTCCTGCTCGGCAGCCAAAAGCGCCTCGCGAGTTGGGGCCACCTCTTCGACCAACGCGATAGACAGGCGAGTCGCATCAGCGTTGTGCACGGCCTGCAGCATAGGATTCGGATGGGTGCCTTTGGCGAGCCGGTACTGGTGCTGTCTCCATCGAGCAGCGACGTTGACGCTGCTGCCGACATAGAAACGGCCAGTCTTCGCGTCCGTGATGCGATAGATTCCCGCGCGGTTCGCGCTGACGGGGTAGGGAAGCGTCAGCTTCAAGCCGCCTCCGCGAAAAGAATCCCATGCTCCGCCGCCCACACCTCGATGCGGGTCATGTACTCACCGAAGGCGGCCTTGTCCAGCGTCGTCGTGCTGATCGGCTGCTGGATCACCTTCCCGTTCGGCAGCGTCAGGTCGTCGCACCCGATCAGCTTCGAGCGGAAATAGGTGTGCCAGACCTCGGGGGAGTGCTTCACGCCCTGCACCGGCAGGCCCTCGCTGATCTCGTTCAGCAGCGCCCAGTACCGCCTGTTCTGCTCCGTGCTGCGCTTGTAGACGCGCTTGCGCAGCACCAGCTCCAGGTCGTCCTCGGGCCGGATCAGCAGGGCCGCGAGCAGGTTGATCGCCCGCTTCATCGACTCCCGGCTGTTGCCGATCACGAACGTCCGCTCGTTCATGGCTGCACCACCGCGTGATAGACGAAGTGGCGACGGCTCCCCGTCCGGCTCACCAGGCCGCCGACCTGCATCGTGTGCAGCAGCGTCAGAGCGTTCTCCTCCGTCATCTCGCAGGCTGCCGCCACCTGCTGACGAGTCGCGCCGCCGCTCTCGGCGAGATATGCGTGAATCTGCTGCTGCCTCGGCCCCTTGATGCTCGACGGCCTCGTCGACACATTCAGGGACGGGTGCGGCACACGCACGGCCTCCAGCTCTGTTGAGGCACCCTTGACCATCAATTCGCCGATCAGCTGTCCCAAGTTCATGCCGCCCTCCTCATCGCCACCGCCAGCGCCTCGACATTGCTCCCCGTCACCGTGCACGCCCGCTTACCGGACACCTGCACCGCCCCCATTGCCACCAGCTCGTTCACCCGCCCGCAGATCGCGTTGATCCCCAGCCCGGTCAGCTTCGCCAGTTCCTGCCGCGTGTACGTCACCCCGGGCTTCCACGCCGACAGGATCAGCGTGTGCTGCGTGGTCAACCGACCCTCAGCCCGCAGCCGCCCGTAGGCCTCGATGCTCGTCTCCTTCACGCCTTCGCCGGAGCGGGGCTGCGTGGCCTTAACACCCTCCCGGCGCATGATCTCGTCGGCCCGCCTCGACTGCGCCGCGACCTGCTCCGCGGTGACTTCAGGAAAAAGCCTTGCCCGCGCCGCCTCCATGACCTCGAACGGGTCCCGGCCTTCCGGAATCGCAATCACCGTCTCGACCTCGCCGGTCCGATACCGCACCTTTGCGGCAAATGCGCGCGCGCGAGGCTCGGTCATGCGTGCACCGACGCCGGAAGCGAATCCACGAACGTCCGCCAGCCATCGTCGTTGCTGTCGTCCTCGACCTTCGCCATCTGCCGCACGCCGTCCGTGCATTCGAGGATCAACTGACGCCGCAGCTTGGCGATGTACGCTCCCTTCGACAGGT